ATTTTGATAATGGAATAACAAAATTATCTAAAAACATTAAAAATAATATTCGTGCCTCAATTTCAGTAGATAAAAAAGGAATAAGAATCTACGAAGGAAACGAAAAAAGCAGAAGCGAAAGACTAAACCGAAGATTTAATATAGGATAATGGCAAATAACCCACTTTACGATAATTCATTGAGGCATTGGCTAGATTTTACCACACCTAATTATGGTCGTGTAGAAATAACTGAACCATTAAATTTCGATAGCTTTTCCTTTAAGATAAAACAGCGGAACGATGGGTTTGGGCGTGACAAGGAAATAGGAGCGGAGGAAATAGATTTAGAGTTTGGTAATGTTTACGGAGAAAAGGCAGAATTTCCACAAACATTAATTAACGGAACTATTGTATATGAATTATCACATCGTTTGGATTTGTTGTTTGAGGCAAAAAAAGAGGGTGGTTCAGAGTGTGATATAAAATACATTGTAAGCCAAAATGATGTTGATTTTGTAATGGGTTTGCTTGATATTCCTGAAAGCACGGATGATTGTTATTCTTATCTAAAATGCTCGGTTGTTCAGAACACAAACAAAGCCTTAATTGAGCGAAAAAAGGATATTAAGGCTAATGTTTTTTCTACAGTCGATACGTTTGGAAACCCACAAATACCATTAGAAAAGACAAAGGTACTGCTTAAATCAAAACCTATAATACAATCAAGCAAATGGGGCGATAAGTCAGTAAACAATATACAGCAGATAGGAACGGCATTAAATTGCCAAATATCAATACCTGTATCAAACAAGCTTTTAAAAAGCGACATTCAAGATTCATATGCGCCTTTCGATGTTGTTTTTCAAGGTCTTGACGTGACATTTGAGGAAAACAATAAATACCGTTACGCAAATAGTTTTCTTACGGCAAAAGAAGCGCTGTCTGGGATAAAGTTAAAAATAAACAAGCTGTCTGTTTCAGGCACAACAAATTTGGGAACTTACACATTGAACATTACGCGGGCAATATTTGATGATGATGGTAATTGGGTTGCAAATGTTGGCGATGCAATACAGCCTATAATAGAAGAAAACTTTGTTTCAATAACCGATCAGGATTATGAAATAGACATTCCGGATATGAATCAAGGGGAAACACTAAATGTTTCAATGACTTGCTTTTTTGCAACTTCCGGACTTGTTTCTTTTGATATGAATTTCACAAGCTTCTCAATTGAATCTATGGAAATAACTCTAACATCTACCGCAATAAATAGCGTGATAGATGGAGTGCCTTATTTTGATTTTCTTGAGCATGGAATAAAGTCAATATCTGGACTTGAATTTGTAGCAAACGACATGGAAACAGGAGAGTTTAAAGATCAATTCGTCTTTAACGGTAATCTTATAAGGCAAAAAATAAACACTCCTTTAAACTTTGTTTTCAAGGACGAAATGAATGACCTTAAAGAAACAAATTCTGATTATCAGATTTACAATGACAAGGTAGGTGTTTTTCAATATCCGGACTTTTACAGGTTTCAGGACATGGGGGCGTTTTTACAGATACCTGATTTAAAGTTTGAGCGTAAATTTAACGATAGGTTCAAAAAGATAAGCCTAAACTATTCATACAAGACTTACGAGCAGGACAGGAACGAACAAAATACGGTTGATGCTTTTCATACAGAAGCTCAATTTCTTTTCCCAAATACAAAGGTCGATGAAGATTTACCCATAGCAATAAATCATATACGTGATCCCTTTACAATTGAAACCGCAAGGCGTGAGGCAATCAGTTCAACAACAGCATTAACCACCGATGACAAGATATTTATAATTGATTGCGTTCAATTACCCGAAGGAAGCACAGGAACAATAACAAGACAGTTGCAGATGCAAGTTAGAGAGCCGTTTGGGTTAAACATCCGCTCAAATGGTTTTAAATGGAGTCTTTTAGGATTTGAAAATGCAGATTTGGTAACTATAACATTTGGAGAAAATCAAGGTGATTACTATGTACTTCAATATACCGATGATATATTGGAACTTACAACTGTAGGATTAACATTGCCTGAATTTTCAGGCTTATCATTAATTACCTTTAAATATCCTTTGAGTGGTGTAAGCTGGGTTAACCGAACAGATGAGGGATTTGAACTTATAGAGAATATCGAAAATGCAAACGAGGTTTCAAACCTGAAGTACACAATAAAAAGAAACCTGACAAGAAACGCCTGGAGCAGTTACTTGGCTACTATATGCAAGGACAATTTGGATGGAGTCATACGAAATACTGATTTCAAGGTTAACGGATTGCTTACAACTCAATTTTATGGTGGCGAAATACTAGAGGAAAAAGCCGATATTATTGTTTCTACATTGTCGGAAAAGATTCTTGATAAGTATGAATACAAAACACAGGTCGCGATAGGTTTTGAAGAGGCAAAGCAATTGATTGAGGATGTTATAAATTTGCGTGGATTCATAAGGATTTACGACACCCAAAATCGAGTTATTAAAATACATCCTAAGCTTTTAGATATGAGCTGGGCTGATGGGGTTATGGAGATAGTCGGTGAAAGCAGAAATGAAAGCGATTTTATTGTTATCACATCGAATACAGAAGGAATAAATATCTTCAATGTTGGATACGATACGATTATTAACCGTGAATTGGATTGGTTCAAGATAATTAATGATTATGTTCAGATATTCGACAACGACCAAAAACCCCTTATAAATGCAACAAACTTTAGAAAAATAAGCGTGAACGGTATATTATTTACAGATGTAGATTTATTTTACCAAACTTTGGATAATTTATAGTAATTTTGCTTTAATCAATGTTGACGATAACATAGATATTTATGGACTATTCTTTCTTAAGGCTATTACCCACATTTACAGAGGCTAAACAGATGATGTTAGACCCCAAGCAATCAACGCACCGTTATTACGATTGCATAGCCTTGCATCCAAACGAAACCTACCTTCAAATTACGGCATCTAAAACAGATATAGTCTTTAATGGCTCTTACAAGGTTTCAATAATCGACGGATGCGAAAATGAACTGAAAGACATTTCTGAAACAGTTACTATCTTTGAATTTTTTGATAGATTTGGAGTAGCACAGATAACATTCGAAATTGCAGGAATAGGACAAAGTTGGTACGGAATGCCTGTCTATTTGAAGTTTGAAAATACTGTAGGAATCGAAAGATTTTATTCAAACGCATTTGTGGTCACAGATGAAGATACAAACGAAACAGTAAGATTAAACTATAAGTCTTACGGATTCTTTCAGGGAACGGACTACACAAATTCTCCTTATCTTCAATCGATAAGGATTAAGGCAGAATTTCAGAACACCGATGATGCAACGGAAAACTCAACTTACACCCAAACAAGCGGTAATGTATTATCATTAAACCCTACAATCGTGTTTCCTGAAAAATTCTTAACCGATTACATAAACAATTTCACTTTTAAGGCTTTGGCGGTTGCCTTAAAGTCGGATGTTTGCTATTTGGATTTGTATAGGGTAACTGACAGACCGCAATTAAAGAACGGAGAGCCTATAGGGAACAGCAATATGACCTCTTGTGAGTTTACCGCACACCGTAATTTTGATGACAAGATTGATGATGTAAACCAACTAACGCCAGCGTTTAGTATTGTTTATAAATACCCAACAGGAACAATAAACACATCATTAACCGAAACAAACAAAATATCAGTTACTTTCAACAAATCAATTGTTTTGGGTATTGGTCAATTAAAGATTTTTGGCGTTGGTGGTTTCCTTATAGCAACATTGACACAAAGTGATTTTACGGTAGTCGGAAACGGCATTGTTTCGGATGGATTTATTTCTGATTACATACCTGATTTCGGTGATTACTACATAACATTTACCGAGGGATTGGTTACCTCAATTTCAAACGAAAACATTTCAATAACGAATAATTCAGAATGGACTTTTAAATTTAGTGCCGGCGATTGGTTGGCTGATGATTTTGATTCTGATGATTTCCTAATATACGAATAATTATGAGTACAAAGGCAACAATACAGGCTATTATAGACGAAATAGCGGACGGAGAACCAAACACAGCGCTAGAGGCTAGAACGGCATATAATGCGATTCTGAACGAATTATTTCCTACTGTTTACTATTCTGCATGGAACGCCAACGTAAAAACGGCAAGTCTGTTGACGGGATTTAGGTATTTTTTAACCTTCCAAAAGACAGGGAACAGGGTTTTTTTAAACGGATTTTTTACCACTTCTTTAGGCGCTCCTATAGATACCGATGTTTTTGCGTTTACGGATGACGAGTTTAATAATTTAAACAATGGAACAGACATAACGGATTTTACATTTGAAACATCTTCAGGGTACAGATTTACAATGACAGACGGTGTTTTTCAAACAAAATCAGTTATACCCTTAAACACTCCTATATATTTCAATTTTTCATACCCAACAAATCCTTAATCATGGCTTTTATCCAAATAAGAAAGAAGTTTGAGAATGTATGGGAACACGTTTCCGATACAGGTATATTTATGCTTTCAAAGTTCTACTTTAAACTAGATGACAACGGTTTTCAGATAGTTGAAAGGGGCGGTGTAAAAAGGCACATTTACCAATTATCCGAAATAACGGTTTATGATGATACAGGAGCAGGTACACCCGAAACATTTACGAATCAAGTGACGTTATATAATAGACTTCTTGATTTGAAATATACAGGTTTTGAGGCTTCATTGATATTTCCACCAAGTCCTATTTCTGATTTGACTGATTACAAGGTAGATTTCGAATACGAAGGAGTTAATAATTTTTCAATACCTACAAATGTAGTTGTAGTTTCGGTTCATTTGAATATATCATTACTAACAACATCTCAATATACACGTTTAGGGTCTGTTCTAACCATTATACCGACAATGGTAACAGATGATGTGATTAACGTAAGAGGTATAACATTATAATTATGGGAGGATTCAGTAAATTTCCTAAACTATTGCTTTCGCTTCTTCCGACTTTAAATAATTCGGCAACAAAGATATTGGTTAGGAATGATGATACGGGAGAGGTTGAGTATATAGATAAGTCAACTATAAATGGCACAGTTACAGAAGTTACAGGTGTATCAGGCGAAATTACAGTTGATGCAGGAACAACAACACCTCTTATAGGAATAGACCCAGCATATACGGCAAGCAAGCAAGACACTCTAACAGAGGAAAACTTGGGCGAGTTTATGGATTTGGAACTTGCTACAAAGTTAACGCCTGGATTAACCGATACATTATTGGCTAGAGATATTCTTACTGGAAATGCAGTTGAAGTAACGGTTGGAAGTGTTGTTGGTTTGGCAAATGCTTATGCAGATTCAAAAGTACAGGATAGCATATCAGATGGCACAATAGACAAAGCACCAAGTCAGAATGCCGTATTTGATGCTTTGGCTTTAAAAGCAAATGCAAATAGTGTTGTTTATTCAAAGTTAATGAGTATTAATTCGTCGATAACGGGAACAACATCGGAAGTGTTTGTAGGTTCAATATTGATTCCTGCTAATACAATGTCGGTCGGTCATAGGATGGAGATTAAAATGGCTCTTTCAAAATTAGGCGCTGTTTCAAACAACTTTAATCCAGCAATATACATAAGTCCAACGGGTGGGGGAATATCTGGTGAAAAGATAATGACAGGAAGGATAGCGACAACAGCTAAATTTTCGGTTAATTCAAGGAATTTAGAGATAAAATCAGGATCTATAAGAGCCCTAAACTTCACAACTCCAATAGTAACCGATGAGGCTGAATTGCCTACGGCAAATTTTCAAACTACGGCAACACCTATAAATTATACGATAGATAATTACCTAAACATAGTAAGCGCTTGCAATTTGTCGACCGAAACTTCAGTAATAGAATATGTATCAGTAAATATATTTAGATAATGAAAAAATTATACCACATATACGACCCTGAAAACTCAAATAGAGTTACGGCTTTACTTTCTGAAACAATACTAGAATTTTCAATAAATCATAGCGTAAATGGAGAGTTTGACCCAGCTTTTGATATTGAAAATGATTGTATAATTGACTTGAAAATATTTACTCAAGAAGAAAAAGAATGCTTATGCAGTCAGGAGCTTGCTGAATTAAAAAAAGAAAATGATTTAGTTATAGATGATTTAGTTTATACTCACGTACAAAGATTGGTGATGGATAAAATAGAAATTCCACAGTATATAATAGATAAGAAAGAGGAATTAAAATCTTCATATCACATACAAAAACAGGCCATACTAAGAAAGTATGGATTAACAATTAACCCATAAATATTTTTAAAAATGAAAAGATTATTTTTATTATTTGTTTTTTTTATTGCTTCGAGTTCTTTTGCTCAGTATGATCAAAGCCTTAATGGTTATGATAGAGATCCTATAATCAGGAATGATGAATATCAAGCCTTATTGGTATCTAATTTCATAGATAGCTCATATATAGGAACATATCGTTCTTATGATGCAAATATAATGAGTGTGCCAAAGCATTTATTTAAAATAAACACGAATCAAGTAATCAATTTACAGGATACAGTAGATACCTACGGTTATCTAAAAATTGAATCAGACCCATCCGTGCCGTCATGGTCAAAACAACCCGCTAAACCAACGTATAATGTTTCGGAAATAACAGGATATACAGCACCTATAAATTATACATCAGGAACAGGAATTGATATTTCTTCTGGAGTCATAAGTACAACTGCAAAACGCCAAGAAACGTATTCAGGAACTACAAACGCAAGCGGTCAATATACGGTCGTATTTTCAAATTCCTATTCGGTAGCTCCAAACATTCAGGCCAACATTATAGGAGGATCGGACACCCAAAATATACGTATTACATCGATAGGCACTACAGGATTTACAGTTACGGTCAGGAATCGAACTGATGTAGTAGGACTGTTGCCTACGTGGAGCAATGTAAACGGCGCCTCTGTTGATGTACTCATAACACAGAAATGATATGAAAAAAAGAACTACACACGCCTTTACAGCAAAGGCATTCGAAACACCTACACCGACTTGGGCAAAGAATATGTTTAGGATCACTTTTGTTTTAACCGGAGCGATTACGATATTCATTGCAGGAACGAATATCGTTGACGAGAGCTTTAAATACGAACTCATGCTGGGAATTAAATCACTAGATGCAGTTGTATGGGGATTGTCAAAGATGTTCGGAGTAGAGATTGAAAAATAAACCCTTAAATAAATTTATATGAAATTAGTTATTGCATTAGACAAAAAGCCCACTGAATTGGAATTAGAAAAGATTGAGGAAGTAGCAAAAGACCTTCAACTTTTTGGTTTTACAGTTGAATTAATAGGATCAAGACCAAACGACCGTTAATGAAATGGTTGCTTTACATAGCGTTGCTTGTATCGATAATTACCTTTAATACTTGGATGTATTTACCAAAAGGTAGTTTTTATATTGGCAACGCTATCTTTATTTCGTTGATTTGCTACTACATATATTACAATTTTAAGAAACATTGGATTGCATTTTTATTATTTTCTTTATCTTTGAATAATTTAGTTGATGAATTATTATTCGATAATACTAAAATTCAGTTAAACGAGTTGTTTTTTACCCTAATTATAGTTTATTTTATTTATAAGAATTATGCCAGAAAAAAACCTACCGATAATAGATGAAACACTGGCACTGTTTGTTAAGGTACTAATTCCCGCATTGGTAGGGGTTAGCGTAAAAATAGCTGTAGAAATGGGAAGGAAACAAATGACAATTAAGAGGGCGGTTATATCCATAATTTCGGGTGTTGGATTAGCCTGGCTATCATCAGGATTGGTAAATAGATTTATTGATTCTGATATTCAACCGCTTGTCATAGCAACGGTTGCGATTACGAGTGAAAAGATTGTTGAATACGCATTGTATAAACTAAACATAGATGTTTTATTTGGCAGTTTGATTGATGCCGGAAGAACTTTCTTGATTAATTTAATAACCGGTAAAAAATAGAAATATGGTAACTTCATCACAAGCATTAAAAAAATACGGAGATCCAAATTTAGCAACTACCCAAGCTAAACATTTTGAGTTATGGGTTGTAGATGCCGATATTTTAGAAGCCTTTAAACACGTAAAGTTTTCAGCTTTGGGAACTATTGGTTTTCCTAAAAAGATATTTATAAACAAGGACATGAAACCCACTTTGCAAAATGCATTAAGGACTCTTATTTGCAGGGGTTTTAGCAAAGAATTAAAAACATGGGATGGTGTGTTTGTAATTAGAACAAAAAGAGCTTTAACTTCGCTTAGTTTGCATTCATGGGCGATTGCAGTAGATGTAAACCAAGCCGAAAACCAATTGAACATGAAACCTAAATTATCGGCTGAATTTGTAAAGTGTTTTACCGATTGTGGTTTTGATTGGGGTGGCACATGGACACGTAAAGATGGGATGCACTTCCAGCTTTCTAAAATATAACTTTGTATTGAAATAATTTATATATTTGCTCCAATGAAAACAACAATGTTACATACTCAACGCATACTAGACCCGATATTTTTATCAGGAGGTACAAGCGTATAGGTATATTTCAACATAATATATTTTACTAAACCTCCTTTAATCGGGAGGTTTTTTTATTTCTAGTAGCGAAGTTAGGTTTCATGCTTCCCTTGGACGGAAGAGTACGCAGGTTCGAATCCTGCCTATTAGACAAAAGGTTTATTGGTGTAATGGTTAACATTGGAGCTTGTCACGCTCTAGCAAAGGGTTCGATTCCCTTATAAACCGCAATTTGTCCTAATAACTCAGTTGGTTAGAGTATCTCACTCATAATGAGGCGGTCGGTGGTTCGAAACCATCTTAGGACACAAATTACAATATGATGCAATTGGTTAGCATAGCAGATTTTGACTCTGCCTATTTAGGTTCGAATCCTAATATTGTAACAAATGGTGCTATTACGCTAAACGGTTAAGCGGTTGGACTGTGAATCCAATGATGCGAGTTCGATTCTCGTGTAGTACCCGAAAAATGCACGTGTGGCTTTATTGAGAATTGGCACATCTTGGCGGTTTAGACCCGTTAGCTTTGGAGGTTCAAGTCCTCTCACGTGTACAAAATTCAGTATAGTTTAACGGATAGAATTCAAGGTTACGACCCTTGCGATGGCAGTTCGAATCTGTCTACTGAAACAAAATATTTAAAGCCTTTCATCCGATAGGCTTTTTTATTCAAAACATTTACTATATTTGAATCCTTATTTATTAATAACTAAAATTTAAAATTATGAAGAAACTATTGTTGTTGGCTTTTTGCATTGGGTTGTTTAGCTGTTCAGGCGAAAGCACCTTTGAGGAATTAAAAGAAATAGAAATTGTAAAACAAGAAAAATCAAATTCCGATATAGAATTGATTTTAGTAAACGAAAAAGGCACATTAAAACTTGTTGAAATAGTAAGGGGCAATCCTTCTCCTGTTGAAACATGGTTTATTATTTGCGGTAATGGACATCCTTCATCAACAAATACAGGTAATTTTTGCGCAACAGATGGACACGGAGGATACGTAAGGGTGAATTGGATAACTGGAGCGCCTCCTGGTCCTGATTGGTGTAGTGGTGGGCATTATTATCTAGGATGGTATGATGCAGAAGCTATTACCTATTGTTCTAAGAGGGTCGCTTTTTGCGGAGCTTGCTAAAAAACTAAACCGTTTCGAAAGAGGCGGTTTTTTTTATTTATCTTTGATTAAACAAAAAAACAAAATTATGCCGATTGATTACAAAAAGTATCCTGCAAATTGGTTATCCGAAATCAGGCCGAGAATAATGCAAAGAGCTAATAATACTTGCGAATGTGAGGATTGTGATTTTAAACATCTTGAAGAAGTATTTGCGGTAAGACATAAAGGCAAAACAACAGGATGGTTTCGGAGTTTTGAATTAGCAAATTCATTGCCTAAAACAATTGAAATGAAAAAAGGTAAAATTATCGACAACCCTAAAAAAGTAAAGGTAGTTTTAACGATTGCACATTTAGACCATGACGAAAATAATAAAGATGTAAAAGATGATAGGTTAATGGCTATGTGCCAAATATGCCACTTACGATATGATGCGAAAGAAAAATATAGAAGAAGAAATGAAGGCACTAATTAAAATACTATTTCTCATCTTCCTGACATCAGGAATATGTTCATGCGACATCCAAAAGGAATCCGCAAAGCAAAAGAATGATATTGATTTTACCGAGCGTATCGAAACAAAGGAAGTAAGAAAAGGCGATACAGTAACCTACATAGTTCCAAATGTTATTTACAAAGATACGGTAATCACAACCGTAAGCCGTCAGGGGACTGTTTTAAAGACTTATTACGACAATAACGGCAATATTTCTAAATCAGACTGCATCGGTGCTGAGATAGAGCTTTTACGGAATGAAATAAGAACTTTAAACGATAAAACTATAACGAAGGAAAAAACCAAAGAGGAAAAATATTTTGATAATCCGTTTCTTTGGGTAATAATTGTAATTGCAGTTATCATTATATTAAAAAAATAATTATCTTTGAATTAATAATTTTGGTTGGTTAATTAGAAAAAGCGTTCCTGATAACAAAGAGAACGCTTTTTTGTTTATATTTGTTTTATCGGAAGCCGAAAAGATTTTAGAGTAGGCAGTAACCATGAAAAATAAAAGAAAATGGTAACGTATTTTAACAAAAAAGATTTAGTAGATTTTGGAAGGTTTTTATTGTCGGAAGAAAGAACGAAAAGTATCAACGACAATTACCTAGAAGGTGACAACATCACCAAGGAAGAAAGACTTAGAGAAGTATATCATGCTGACGTTGAAAACTTCTTAGAATCAATTAAAAAATCACACATTCAAGTATTGTAGTTTCATGTTTTTGTATTGTTTTTGGTTAACCCGCCTAGAGATAGTCGGGTTTTTTATTTGTTAATGTTTTGTTAAATATATGTTTTCTATTTTGAAATAAGAAAACAAAATACTTATCTTTGAACTCAGATAACAAATAACATTAAAACACATATTATGCTTTACGTAAAAATAACAAGAGAAGAGGCTTTAAAAATAGGATCAAGAGATTACGGAATAACATCTGGAAAAAGAAATAAAGATGGGAATAGAGAAGATATATATTTTTGCTCAAATTTGATTTTCATAAAAAATTTCGATAGAGAAGAAAAAGAATTTATTGAGATATAATATTTGTATCAGAATTAAAAACAACAATTAAAAACAAATATTATGACAACTCAAGACTACAACAACAAAGCAATCGAATTAAACGCAAAATTTCCAAACCTTAAGGCAGAAGTAGTAAAAAATTGGAACGGTACAAGTTTAGAAATAAAAGTTATAAATTCTGACAAAGCAAAAACGTTAAGAGAAATGTACAGAAAATTTAATTTCACTTTCTAAAATGACATACGAAGAAATAATATTAGAATTAACATCGGTAAACTTAGATAAAGAGTTTACCGATGAATTTGAAAACTATATAAGTTCAGAGCTTTTATTGTTACTAAAAAATACAGATAAAATTAATTCAACAGGTTCTTTAATAAGATTACTTCTTAAAAAGTGGAAACCCGAAACAGAACAATGGATATATTGGCATCAGGTTTTATTTTATTTTATGAATCCTGATTTCGCTAAGACAAAGGAAATGTTACCAATTAAAAAATAATATAAATGCAAAACAACATCTTAAAGAATTACATCGAGCAAAGCGGTTTATCGCTTAGGGAATTATCGGAAAAGTCAGGGATAAACATTTCAAGACTTTCAAGGGCACAAAACAGCAAGCGATTAAGCACAGATATTACATTAGAGCTATCATTTGCTTTAAAATACACCAAAGTATCAATCAAAGGAATTGAGAACGGAAAAGAAGTATTTTTAAATTTAGAAATAAAGTATTAGTTATGGCAACACATCATTTAAGAGTTGTTTGTTCTGAACAAGGATGTAACGAGACAAGACATTACGATTATCCAAACAGAAAAGAATATAATGAGGCTATTATAAGGCATAAAAACAGTAAATGCACAAGGCATTTAACGCCTGAAAAAGTTTTAGGATTAAATAATTTGATTGTGACAAAAGATTTAGAAAACAAAGAATCATCTTATGAAAACCTTAAAAATCGTATGTTTTGGGATGGAAAAAATGGATTTATATACGGTGAAGGGTTCAAAGCTTTTTCTGAGGATTTTCCAAAGGGCACAGTTTTAAGGATAACTGCACAAATAATACTTCCTGAAAATGTGTAACTATGACCACAACTATCTAGGTGTTGGAAACTCACAGCACCCAGCTAACCTACCCGAAATAGATTCGGAAGAGGAAAAAGAACTTACAATACGTGAGGCCTTGGAAACAGGGTTTGAAGATAAGCTTTTAGAGGCTATAGGACGAAACGAAAAACTTTTAAACAGCATACATTCAGAATTAGTATTCATTAGGGAATATTCAGCACAGAAACACGACACGTTTCTAAAAAACAGGATTACTAAATTTTTAAAAACATTGGAATAATGGAAAAATTTAAAGGAACAAAAGGAATTTGGTCTTGGAGAATTAACTCTAAATCAAGAAGAACAAGGATAGAAGTAAATATTCAAGAATATTCTGATAGACCGGAATTTTTGCAAAATATTCATTCTTATATTTTGGATGAAGACCAATGTACTGCAAAAGGATGCAGTTGTATTTCTGAAAATTTAGCAAATGCCAAATTAATAGCATCAGCCCCTCAATTATTAGAAGCATTATCAGATTTAGTAAGATTTTGCGAAGAAAACAATGTGGGTGCGGAATTGGAATTAGCAAAAAATGTAATCCAAAAAGCAACTGAATAACTAAAAACAAAAACCATGAAAAAAATACTCTTAAATATTTTCAGAAACATCGAGCAGAAGAATAAGGCTCAAATGATTTTAGAGCTTTTAACGGTAGAAAGTACCATTGAGGAAAGCGTAACACTATACAACAAAGTTAAGGCTGATTTTATGTATAAAATGGCTCAAGAAAAGGAGCGTTTGAAAAAGGAAACAATGCTTATTGATGGTATAAAAGAAATAAAACCCTACAACTCCGATTTCGACAAACCATTAAGCCAAGTCGAAAGAGATTACGCAAACACAGTTGAAACTAATTACGAATTTGTTAAACCAAATTAAAATATGGATTTATTAACAGGAAAAGCAAAAGAAGATTTTGAAAAATGGATTGAAAAAGAAATGTTTCATTTTGGATTTAATTTAGACCAACAAAGAAATTCAATAAACGATTTATCGGATTTGTTTTTAAATGCCTTAATTATCGAATGGCTAGATTCAGTTGGAATAAATATTATATTGACTTGTGAATTTGATTACGGTTATGAAATATTAGACAAAAGATATGAAGTTATGGAGGAATTAAAAAAATGGTACGATACGCGCCACGAAGCAACAACCCATGCAATAAAAAAAGCAAACGAAATATATAATAACCAATAATATGCAAAACACAATAACAATACAGGAAACACCATTTCCACATAAAGAGGAAATGACAATCGGAGCTATAAACATTGGACTTGGAATAACCGCGATAATCATCATTATCGTATTAATGAAAAGGCTAATGTATTGGCAGGACAAATTCACGGAGCTTTACAACTCAATGATTGAAGATGTAACGGATTTACAGCGTAAGCTAAACTCACAAAAGAACAGCTACGAAAGTAAAATCGACAAATTGGAGGAAGTTATTCATAACCTTGAAAATAATAAAAAATGAAAAGAGAAATAAAATTTAGAGCACAAAGAATATATTCTGAAGAATGGAATTACTTTGATTTAGGAGAGTATCTAACAATGGATGATAAAATACAACCTGATATGCTCCAATATTTACATAGAAATATTTGTCAATTCACAGGATTAACCGACAAAAATGGAAAAGAAATTTACGAGGGGGATATTGTTAAAGCATTAACTGAAAGTGGTTTTGATCACGGAGAACATAAAGGCGAGTTATTTGAAGTTTATTTTTTCGTGAATAATGGAGGATGGTATATCAAAAGAGAATACCGAGAATACGAAAATATGAATCCATTGAAAGAAATGCACGAACTGGTTGCTAATTGTGATTTAGAAATAATAGGGAATATTTACGAAAACCCCGAATTATTATGAACCGCCGGGAAAGAATAAGCTTTTTCATCGTTAAACTTGTCTTATTTGGATGGGTTTATATACTCTTAAAATTTATTTACAGTTACTTTAAATATCTATGAAAACCCTTTCAAACAAAGATAAAATTCCTTATCTTTAAGTAATAAAAACAAACAAAATATTTACATTATGAGTACAGAAAAATTAAATATTTATCAAAAACTTGCATCAATTCAATCAGAGGTTAAAGGACTTGGTAAAGATAAAGACGGACACGGTTATAAATACGTGACCGGTTCAAAGGTTTTAGAACACGTGAAGCCGTTAATGATTAAACACGGTATTTTATTGAAGCAAGAAGTCATTTCAATTGAAAACGAAAGGCAGGATTATACCTTAAAAAGCGGAAGTAACAAATCAGAAATACTTTCCAAAGTAATGATGAAATTCACTTGGATTGATTGCGAAACAGGCGATAAAGACGAAAACAGTTTCGGTGCAAACGGTCAAAACGATTGGGATAAGGGTGTCGGTTCGGCTTTAACTTATGCCGAGCGTTACTTCTTGCTTAAATACTTCCATATCAATACCGATGAAGATGATATTGATAATCCTGAACGCAAAGCAGAAGAATTAGCTGAACAGCAAAAAATTGAAAAGCAACAAGCCGAAGCCAAAGAAAAAGAAGAATCAAGATTGTTAGAAATTAAATTAGATTTGGATAGTTCGGGAACAATTGACGAATTGGCAAAAAAGTACACAGCTTTATCTCCAAAAGATAAAAATACATTTCTAAAACAAAAAGAAGAATTAAAAGAAAAATTAACCAAATAAAACAAAAACATTATGTCAAAAGATTTAGCACAACAACAGCAAGAGTGGGATTTACACGAAAACGCAGAAAATTTAGTTCCATTGGAATTTACCGAAGAAATTAAGCCCGACTTATTTGGTTTGGAAGTTGCAAAAGCTACCGAAATGGTTAGCGGACTTTCAACAACTTTAGCCGAAAGAGAGGTTTTAAAAAATGCTTATGCCGATGTTATCAATTTAGAAATTACAACAGAAACTTTGCCAGTATTCAAGGAATTGCGTTTAAAAATCGTAAAGAATAGAACACAAGGTATTGAAAAATGGCATAAAAACAACAAGGCTTTTTATCTTGCTGGTGGTCGTTTCGTTGATGCAGTAAAAAACAAAGAAATTGTTGTCAATGAAGAAATGGAAGAAAAGCTTTTGGAAGCTGAAAAGTTTTTTGAAAACCAAGAAAAAGAAAAAGCAAGGTTATTGAATGAAAGCAGAATAGAAAAGCTAAAAACATACGTAGAAGATACTACTGGTTTAGATTTTTCTCCAATGACTGATGAAGATTTTGATGATTATTTATTAGGTAAAAAAACACGTTTTGAAAATGAACAAAAAGAACGAGAAGCCGAAGCGTTAAGAATCGAAAATGAAAGGCTTGCAGAAATAGAAAGACAAAAATCAATTGAAGCCGAAAACGCTAAACTAAAAGCGGAAGCAGAAGCCAAAGAAAAAGCACTTGCAGAAGAAAGAAGATTACAAGCAGAAAAAGAAGCTAAATTGTTGGCTGAACAAAAAGCTATTGCCGATGCAAAGGAACGTGAAATAGAAAGGGAAAGAGCCGAAGCTAAAATTAAGGCAGATGCTTTAGAGGCAGAAAACCAACGAAAATTAAAAGAGGAACGTGAGGCAAGGGAAAAAGCAGAAAACGAAATCAGACTGCAAAAAGAAGCCAAAGAAAAAGCTGATTTATTAGCAAAAAAAGAAGCTGAAAAGTTAGCTAAAGCTCCAATTAAAAAACAACTTAATGTTTGGGTGGATGATTTCTCTATTCCTGTTTCTGAAATTAACCATGCTAAAAGGATTGAAATTGAAGAAAAGTTTTTTGCATTTAAAAAATGGGCAAGAACAGAAATTGAAAATATGTGATGGAAATAACCATTATTAAAACCTTATCAGGAGTCTTTAAACCTTGTTACGATAGTGATTATGAAAACTCTAAAAAGATACCTTTAAACACTCCATTTACGGTTAAATATACAAAGAAGCGTAATATAAAATTCCATCGTAAGTTTTTCGCTCTTTTGAATATGGTTTATCAGAATCAAGAGCGTTACAATTGCATAGAGCATTTACGAAAAGATTTAACTATTGCATCTGGATTTTATGAAATACGTTACGGTTTGTCAGGAGAGGAAATAACGGAAGCCAAAAGCATATCATTTTCAAATATGGATGAAATAGAATTTAGCGAGCTTTACAGTCGGTTTGTCGATACGGTTGTAAAATATTTTGAGTTCGACAGGCAGGATATAGCAGATAATATAGAACAATTCTTTTAACAATTAATAAATACAATATGGAAGTATCAGGAAAAATAAAACAAATCAATGCTGAACAACAAGTATCGGCATCATTTAAAAAACGTGAGTTAGTTGTTACAAGTCAGGAGCAATATCCGCAACACATTTTAATCGAGTTTGCACAGGACAAATGCGATTTACTAAACAGTTACAAAGTAAATGATGAAGTAAAAGTTTCAATCAATTTACGAGGAAGAAGCTGGACAAACCCACAAGGGGAAGAAAAGTTTTTTAATCAAATTCAAGGCTGGAAAATTGAAAAGTTAGGAGCTACACAGCCACAAACTCAAAATAATCCAAGAGAGTTTGAGCCAGCAACAAACTTTAAAGAGGAGGAACACGATAATCTTCCGTTTTAGGATATGCTAAGCACCGAACAAATAACAACTAGATACGGAATATCACGGCAATATTTCAGGCAAAGAGCAAAAGATAAAAACGTTAATCCAATTGTAAACCATAAAGGTCATTTTAGATATAAGCAAGCCGACATAAGAAAAGTAATGAAAGGATTTGTTCCGAGTTACAAATTTACAAATGACAGCAAAAAAATTGACGTTATCGAAACATATTTTGGTTTCGGAACAGAGGAAAACGTTTCTTTGGCAGTTGGTGTAAGTGGAAGTTTCGCAAAGAGTACAATCAGAGAATGGAAACAAACAGGATTTATAACTATAAAATCTAAACTATGAAAACACAAGATCTTTTTCAAGATTACGAATTTCCGAAAACAAACATTCAGGAAATACTTTTGACACTAATATTACATGGTCACGTTTCAATATTTGATTATGCGTATTTAAGTGGATTTAGAACTCGAATAAGCGAATTAAAGCTTAAATACGGAATTAACTTAAACCGAAAGACCGAAACACGCTGCAATAAGTTTTCAAACGAATATCGCTACTCAATTCATTTCTTACCCGAATCAGAAAAAGAAAAAGCAATTCAGCTTTATAACAAACTAAATAAAAATTAGATTATGGAACTACTAACAGGAAAATCGAAAGAGCATTTTTTAGAATGGTTAGATAAACAGGATTTAGCACCTTACAAAGTTATGTTCGATGAAGTGCCTTTAATTGTGCAGGCATCTTATATTATAGAGTGGTTTGATATTGTTGGTTGTGTTATTTGCATCGGAAATATATATTACGATGGTTATCATTTTAATTGGAATATAAATATGACAAAACCCGTTAATTCTGAAAATGGTTATGAAACAAGAGCAGAAGCCACAACCGAAGCAATTAAATCAGCAGTAAAAATATACAACGAAAAACACATTTAGTATTGTGTATTGAATTATTATTTATATATTTGCAATAGCCATTTTAAATAGTGGCTATTTTTACCACATAAAAGTAAAAAATGTTAACTATGGAAGTTAAAAAAGAGATTAGAAAAGATTTATACACGCAAACCGAATACTCTAAATTAATAGGTAAATCAGTTGCTTGGGTAAATAGATTGATAAAAGAGCAAAAAGTAAATACCGTTACCGTAAATGGAGCTGTATTAATTAAGCTCTAATTTTTTGTATTAAAAAGTTAAAAATGTTAACCAAATGAGAGATAGCACTATTATTTACAGAAGTTTTTACGAAGCAATTAAAGAATTGCCAAAAACAAATCAAGCCGAAGTTTGGAACGCTATTTTTGAATTCTCATTAAATTTCAATGAGATTGAATTATCGGGTTTAAGCAAAACAATATTTACACTAATAAAACCACAGCTTCAAGCAAATATATCAAAGTTTTTAAACGGAAATAAACCAAAGCAAACAAAAAGCAAAACAGAAGCTAATGATAAGCTAGAAGAAAGCAAAACAGAAGGCAATGAAAATGTAAATAACAATGCTAATGAAAATGTAAATAACAATGCTAATGAAAATATACCCGCTTATGAAGTTTTCTTATCTTATGGTTTAGAAAAAGAACCAAGTGTTAATACTTCGGCTTTAAAAAACAAATATGATGCTTGGTTAGCTAATGATTGGAAAAATGGAAATGACAAACCAATTAAAAACTGGAAATCAGCATTGCTTCAAACCATGCCTTATATTGAAAAAATAAAAAAGACAGCACCCGAAGGACACTATTACAACAAAGAAGGAATTTTAAAAAGAATAATTAGTTAGCAATGGCAAATATTCATAATTGGGAACTCATAGAAACAAATAAAGTTTCGGGTACAGCAAAATTAAAATGTCCAGTTTGCACGGCAACACGAAAAAATAAAAATGATCGTAGCCTTTATATAAACTTTAATTCTGGAGTTGGTAAATGTTTTCATTGCGAAGGATTGTTTTTTAAAAACAGTATTGAAAAATCAGTTGAAAAGGAAAACTTTACTTTGCCAGTTCAGAATTGGAAAAACTACACGGAGCTTTCAGATGCAGTTGTTAAATATTTTGAGAATAGAAAAATAGAACAATTCACTTTGAAACATTTTGAAGTAAGTGAAGAAAAATATTACCAACCTCAACTTCAAAAAGAAGTTAACAATATTGTTTTTAATTATTTTGAGGGAGATGTTTTGGTAAATAAGAAATACCGTTCAGGAGGTAAAAAGTTTACGCAATCAAAAAATGCTAAATCAATTTTCTATAATCTTAATTCTATTATTGGTCAGGAAGAATGTTACATAGTTGAGGGGGAGATTGACGTAATGGCACTTTACCAAATTGGAATTAAAAACGCTATTTCAGTTCCAAATGGAGCAAATGACAATGATAATTACTGGGTGAATTCTGAAAAATACATAAAGGAAATTAAAAAATTCTACATTGCAACCGATAACGACGAAAAAGGTGATTTAGTAGCTGAAAAGATTGCACAGCGTTTAGGGCGTTACAGATGCGAAAGAGTAAGGTTTAAGGGTAAGGATGCTAATGATGATTTAATTAGCGGAAATCTATTAAAAACGATATTAAACCGTGAAAAATATCCAGTAGCAGGAACTTTTAAAGTTTCAGATGTTTACGATGACATTTTGAAAATGTATGATAACGGAATACCGGAAACAATTTCGCCAAAGCATCCGTGTTTTGGCAACCTGAAAAAAGTATTTTCTGTAATGCGTGGACATTTGATAACTGGAACTGGAATACCATCACACGGAAAGTCTAATTTCACGGAATGGTATGTTTTGAATTTGATTAGGGATTATGGAATGAAGGCTTCTTTTTTCAGTCCTGAACACCACCCTTTTGAATTACACCATACTACATTTATTGAAAAGACTTTTGGCAAGAGTTTTTTTTATGATAATCCAAATTGTCCTAGAATATCAAAACAGGAAATTGAAAAATACCGTGATTGGGCGAATGAAAAGATTTATCTAACCGGTACTGAAAATGGAGAGTTCCCTACTTGGGATTGGATATTTGAAAAGTTCCGAGAGCAATTATTTAGTTTTGGAATTGATATATTTGTAATTGATGCTTTTAATAAGTTGGGATTTTCTTCAAAAGGCAACAAATTAGACCAAATTAACGATGTTCTTACAAAGCTTACAATGTTCGCACAGATGCACAATGTAATTATATTTTTGGTTGCACACCCTACAAAAATGCAAAAGGGTACTAACGGGCTTTACAACTCGCCAACACTTTACGATGTTTCGGGAAGTTCTGATTTTAGAAATCAAACGCACGATGGGTTTTCTGTTTATAGATACTTCGGAGATGAACAAAATGACAGTATGACTGTATTTGAAAATCTTAAAACAAAGATGAAGTTTCAAGGCGAAATTGGCGGTAAAATAGAATTTGATTATCATTTACCATCAGGTCGTTATTTTGAAAAAGGAACAACTGCACCATCATTTATTTTATGCGATGAAGTTGAACCGGAAAAAGAACAAGTAGAAATTACCTTGGTAGAATATGAAAATATGCAAGCAATATTTGACGATCCAAATGACGTGCCGTTTTGATAAATTTAAAAAATATGGAATATAAAGACCAATTAAGAACTTCTGCTTGGTTGAAGAAACGAGCGGAAATAATGCAAAGAGATAATTTTGTTTGCTCAAATTGTTTGTGTGACAATATAGAATGCACTTTACACGTTCATCACATCGGTTACATAAAAGGAAAAAAGGCTTGGGAGTATTTAGATTATATGCTCGTAACTCTTTGTGAAAAATGCCATAAAGAAGAACATAAAATATTTGGAAAGAAAAGGGCTTTTCAGTGGTTATTGAAATTATTAAAGTTCAATCAAGATGGCTAAAAGAACATCAACACATAACGAAATAAAAGCAAGTCCTGAACATATATATTATCTTCATTCAAGAAATATAAAAGTTTACCCGGTTAAAAGAAATGGTAATTGGTTTATTCAAACTGATAATTACGGCAAGATAACAACTTTTGATAAATCGATAATGGAACACGAAATTAACGAGGCGGTTGCAAAAACAATAATCCACTATTACAAAAAGCTAACCGATGCTAAAAAGTAAAGCGTGTTATTGAAGAAACAGAAATTTACAACGAAAAAATAAAACAATTAGAAAGTAAGATAGACTTATTTAACTTTGGAATTAAAACAAAATTAAATGAAATACATGGGAAGTAAAGCAAGATTCACTAAAGATATTTTGCAGATAATATTAGAAAACAGATTTCCAAATCAATATTTTGTTGATTTATTTTCAGGTGGAGCAAACGTAGTTTCAATGGTTGATGGACATAGAATTGCTAATGATAAAAACAAACATCTTATTGAAATGTTTAAAGGATTACAAAAAGGTTATGAAAGGCCAAATGAAATTTCAAAAGAACTTTATAATAAAGCAAGAACGGAATATAATAACGGTACAAATATTGAATTTGATGATTTTATGATCGGTTGGATTGGATGGATGGGTTCGGCAAATGGAAGATTTTTTGATGGAGGATATTCAGGAAAATCAAACACTAAAATAGGAACTGTTAGAGATTATATCAAAGAAGCAATTGGTAATATTGAAAATCAAATACCAAAACTGAACGGAATTGAATTTATAAATCTTGATTATAAAGAAGTTGTAATTCCTGATAATAGTATTATTTATTGCGATATTCCTTATAAAAACACAAAGCAATATTTAACATCAAAAGGATTTAATCATTTAGAATTTTGGGATTATGCTCGAAAACTATCTACCAAAGGACACGAAGTATTTATTTCAGAATACGATGCTCCGAGTGATTTTATATGTATTTGGCAAAAACAAGCCAAATCTTCATTATCAGCAAATGGTCAGATTGGTGGAAATAAATTATCTACTGAAAAAATATTTAAGTTTATTAGATAAAACAATATTATATAACAACATGAAACAAGCTAATTGCATTTTCTGCCGTAAACCTTTCCAACAAAAAATATTCAACTACCGTTATTGCGAAGAAAATCCTGAATGCAAAGAAGCAGGAAATGAGGCAAAGAATGCTTTGATAAAAAAAGCCATGGAAAAGGCTAAGGAGAAAACTAAGATTAAAGCCAGCGAAGAAATTAAAGAAACACAAAATGCAAAGATTGATTTATTATCAGATGATGCTTTCAGGGCAAAGAAGATTCAGCCGGTTATAAATGAAATTGCCAGGCTAATAGATTTCCAACAGCCATGTATTGCAACCGGAAGGACTTACGGCAAAATGGCTGGAGGTCACTTCATAAGTGTAGGGGCTAACAGAGCATCAGCATTAAACCTACACAACATACATTTGCAATGTTACGAATCTAACGGCCCATCAGGAGGTGATCCGTTGCTTTATCGTTCAGGAATAATTAAAACCTATGGATTAGAATATTGTGAGTTTATCGAATCAATGCGAGAAATACCCAAATTAGGCTTGAAAAGGTTTGAACTAGAACAAATACACGAAAGAGCAAAAATGTTTCGTCTAAAGCTTAAAAAAGACCTAAAAAAGATATCTAATAGCGAAAGGATAGAAAAAAGAAACGAGGCAAACGAATTTATAAACGCCTACGATAAAAAATATTCTCAATTCAACCCATCTTAACGGTGGGTTTATTATTTCAATATGTTAAAGTTTGAAAATAAATTAAAAAAAAGGGGTGTTTATAATAAAAAGGGTTGTATATTTGTATCAGTTAAAAACAAAAACACTAAATATAAAAAATATGAAAACTCCAATGCAAGAAATAATAACTGCTTTAACAAATGGTTATTATGAAAAATTAAATGCAATAGAAAAAATAGAATTCTTTGAAAAATATTTAAACATGGAAGAGAAAACAATAAAAGACGCTTTTGTAAGCGGAGATATTATAAATGAAAAAAAATCAAGATTTGACTACGACCCAGATGATTGTAATTATAAAAACAGTGATGAATATTATAATTACAAATTCGGAAATACCGAATTACTATGAAATTATATTTAGGGTATTATTTTTACACAGATAAAATACAAGGCTATAAACTTATTGAGGCTTTGGATTCAGAAAGTGCAAAACAAATACTTAAAAAGTGGACTTCTAAAAATATAAATAAAGATTGTTTGTTAATTATTAATGAAATGCTAAAATAATTTATTATGCCAAAGAAAAGCAACTACCCATCAGGAAAGAAAAAGACAATCAAAGTTGATATTAATTCAGACTTTGAAACTGAAATGAAATCGGAGATTAAAAAGGTTCAGAAGAAATACTGGATTAATAACAAAGAACAAGAAACCGAATCACAGTACATAAAACGCATACAGGATATGCATTTAGAAAAAACGACAAACGGTATAATTGGTAAAAAATAGTAGTTATGGAAAAAAGAGTTTTAATATCAATGGTAGATTATGTTTTAGAACGTTCTTCAAAATCAATAGAACAAATGACGATTTTAGAAACATTTAAAGATGGTGCTAAAATAACAAATCAAATATTCAATTACGCCAAATTCCTTTCAATGCCTTTAACGCTTGGAATGTTTGTTCCTACGGATGAAGATGGTAATATTTTGGAAAAATCATGTGATGAATATAAAAAAGGTTGTAGAGATTGTGCTTGTAGGGAATACCAAAAAGCATTAGACAATGTAATATTTAAAGATGCTGTTATTATTGATAACACTCCGTATAAGTCAACAAAAAGACTTATGATTAACTTAAATCACCCTGCGTCATTCAGGATTTATAATAAATTTAATTTCCGTGATGGATATGAAGAAATAACTTTTCTTCCAAATTTTTCAAAAATAGTGAGTGTTGAATACATGACAGGATACGGTTTAGAATTAACCCAATCCGCTATAATTAAACACCAAATATAATCCTTACCAATTTAAAAACAATTAGCAAGTATTAACAATAACAAATATAACTATGGAAAATACAAACAAAAACTATTCACGTGGCTGGGTGGTTCTTAAAACTAAAATTTAGGGGTATGGCAAATAAAATAATTTTAGAGTTTACAGAACAACAATTATCGTCTTTTGTTTCTATAATACAAACCTGTGAAGCTAATTTAGGATGTTCAGAAGGAGATAAAGAAATGATTAAGGACTTGAAGTCTATGATTATAATGCTTAAACGAAATGGATATAAATCTCCAATAAACCTAACTTAAAACTCAATCAACCAACGTCAATAAAGGCGTTTAATAAAAAATAAGATTATGAAAAACTCAAAAGAAATTTTTGAAAGATTACCAGAAAACGAAAAGATTCAATTAATTGAAAAAGTTTTACCTTGTTCTGGAACGGTTAGGCAACTGGAACAAAATATGTTTTCAGAAAAGCAATACGATGAAATGTATGATATATTCTTTAACTCAATAGATTGGGCTCAAGGAATTGAAATTGACGAAATATGCGTACACGATAAAGTTCACGTTGTTAACGGACAAAGCGAATTAGGAAATGATTACGAGGCTTGTGGTTATTATTCAGATGGTATATTACTTTTTATAGAGGACATTGAACATTCAATCTAACACAACAAACAAATGAAAGCAAATCAAAACACGGAAACAAATTACAAAAGTACTTTTTCTATTCATTTGGGATTTGGTTTTTACATAGTTCGTTCACAAAAATCAGACGGTAAATTTATAAATAAAAGAGGTCATTCTTTTATGGAAAATTATTTTGGAGAAAGTTTAAAAGCAAATCCAGTACATGAAATGATAAACAGGAGAATGGGATTTGAAGATGGTTATATGAATTGCCTCAGGGATTTAAAAATTAAACTTCGATACACTAAAAATAAATAATTATGGAAACAAAAAAGCAAGAAGCTATTAGATTGGCTTATGGGGAGTATTGGAAAAATGTAAAAGAGTTAGTTGATGAAAATGGATGGTTTTGGGGTGAAAATAACATACTTAATTTTACAAAAGATTTTGATACAAAAGGCTTTTCAAAAACATTAAGATTTAGACCAAAATCACTTTCAGGAATAGAAGACAACAACGGATGGATTTCTATTGAAAGTGAAGAGGATCTTCCGAAAGACGAAAGAAAGAATCCTGTTTGGGTTAGGGATAAAAACGGAAAAATAACTTGTGATGTTTATCATAACAACTGGCCGAATCAAAAAAAATGGTTTATCGAAACATTTACTCATTACAAACTAATACCAGAACCACAACCACCAATATTTTAACCTATGGAAACAGATAAAGAAAAGCTAACTTTTAAAGAATTGGTAGCCGAAAGACTAAATCATATCGAGCAAGTTTCGGAGGAAATAAACTTATGTACAGAATTAAAAACAAAAGTTATCGGCAAGAAAATAAATGCTCAATATCTATTTGGCGAAATAAACTATGAATGCAGTGAAAAAACAGTAATGGCAGATGTTTACAGGTTCTTTAATCATTTCGGATTAAAACTAGCTAATTGGGGATTGCAGAGCAAAATAAACGAATACAAAAACATCATTAAAAATGAATAACCCAACACAACTCCTTCCTACTGATTTGATATTGGTGGAAGTGCCGGAAGATGCGACTGAAATATTATTAAAAGGAAACTTACTAATAGGGTATTTTATGAATCCAATTCCGATTATAGGCAAGTTCGAACTACTCGGAGAAGTAACAGCCGATTCAATTTCTAACGGTCTTGATGATTTTTTAAAATATGAATGGTCTTGGACTGAACTGGATTTTAGAGATTTATTACAGTCTAACGGTTTTTATTTTGTAAACCCGATTGAAAAGCCTAAAGGAACAAATTTAGAAAGTTCATTCTTTGAAATGCAAGTAGATTTCAATCAAGAAAAACAATGGCAAGAAGCCGAAAGCAAACTAATAAAAAAAGGTGTAATACTTAAACCAATAAAATTATGAATTTAGTTGACTGCACAGTAACAAAAATATTAACGGAGCCTTATCTTGAATATGACAAATGGTTTGTAAATGTACAATATGATTGCTACGGTAGCACATATACAACCTCTATAATGTTCAATGAAAAAGAGTCCGCAGAAAAAGTATCAATTGGATATGTTTTTCAAGCCTAAAAACTAAACCACTAACATTAAACAATTGAGTTATGAAAGAAGAAAAATTAAATAATTTCCTAAAAGAGTTATTTGAAAAACAAATTGATTATGTAGGATATGACAATAGAATGTCTAAAACCGAATTAATCGATAAAAAAAGCAGAGTTATAGTTGAACAAATGCTTCGTGAATTCCTATTATCAAATAGGGATGAAAAACAAGGCGTTTTGGAAGCAAAAGTATTTGCTTACGAACAGATAATATCAAAGAGTAATTTCGCCCCAATTATCGACACAAAACAAGTAAAAACGGAGGAGCAAGACGAATTAACCAACACTTAAACAAATAAAAAATGAAACGTAAAGAAGCAATTAAAAAATTGAGAAACGGAGAGGTACAAATACATAACGACCTTTTACCATCAACAAAGGAAATTAAAAAGCTATTGAAAGAGGCTTTTACGAAAGATAATGACCCAGTAGAAAAACGTCACTTTGAAGATAAATATTTCTATACTGATGACAAAATTAAATGGCTTAGAAGAGGTAACCAAAAACAAAACTTACAAACCGTAAACCTATCCTCAATATCCAAATCAAAAAACAATCTAAAGCAATTGGAGAAATCATTCGCTGAACTTTCTAAAGATGTGGCTGAATTGAAAGCTAAAGATTGGGGTTCAATAATTCCATCAGAACAGACTAAAGCTTTAGAATGTGATTTTGAAAATGTGAAGCCTAAAGAAGAAACACCAATTAAGGAAGAAGAAAGCATTGATTGGAACGTACCGCAGTTATTTTTATTAAAAGAAGATACAGGATTCGTGTATTTTTACGATGGCAAACAAGGGAAAGAAGAACTTATTCAAGTATATTCGTTAAATACATCAAAAGTATTTACTTATAATCTAATAGAAAGAGAAATATTTATTCCATTCAAAGGAACACTAACCATTAATCAAGAGTAAAACCAAAACCCGACTTAAAACATCGGGTTAATTATTTTTTGTATATTTGTGTAAACTTTAAAAACGATGGAAGAAAACGAAAAGTTAACAGATAAACAAGAATCATATTGCCAACACTATGTTATTTGCAACAATCAGGCAACAGCTTATAGGTTGGCTTATGATGCTGAAGCAATGAATCAAAATAGCGTGTATAGAGAAGCTTGTTTACTTAACGGAAACCCAAAGATAACCCAAAGGATAAAAGAACTGCAAAGCGAAGCTTATGAGCGAAACAAAGCAACAATTGACGAGCTTGTAAGCGTATTGTCTAATATGGTTAGATTTGATGTTGCCGATTTATACGATGAAAGCGGAACTTTAAAAAATATTCACGAAATGCCATTAACGGCAAGGCAAATGATTTCCCAACTAGATACTGACGAATTATATATGACTGTTGACGGACAAAGAGAGTTGGTAGGACACACAAAGAAATTAAGAACAATTCAAAAGCTTGATGCGGTTGAAAAGCTAATGAAGCATTTAGGCGGTTACGAAAGGGATAATTTCCAAAAGAAACCAGATGCAATTAGTAGATTGTCAGTTGAAATAGTACGCCCTACCGAAGATGAAGAATAATGAATTTCCAGGCAACAATAGTTTACGAAAAGATTTGGAACGCTATTAACAAAGTATGTGATACTTGTTCTGGAACAGGATTAGCAAACGGAATAAGTTGTGTTTGGTGTGGTGATGGAGAAACACGAGGTTATAAAGGTTCGGGTAAATATTATCGATACATCGTAAACAAAGGTTCTTCCAGGAGTTCTAAAACGGTTTCTTTAATTGATATTTACGACACTTGTGCAAGAAGTCAGTTAAACAAGCGTATGACTGTTTGGCGTGATACAAAAACCGATTGCAAGAAAACTGTTTTGAATGATGCGATCAAGAGATTTAAGACAACTGGACGCTATAAGGTTGGTCAGGAGTTCAATAAAACCGAAAGTATATTCACTTACGATACAGGTTCAACTTTCGAAATACATGGAACGGACGATGAAGAAACCGTACACGGACTAACCCAGGATGATGCTTGGTTTAATGAGCCTTACAAGATTAGCCGTGATACTTTTGACCAAGTAGATCAGCGTACTTCAGAGTTTGTGTTCTTGGATTTGAACCCTAAAAAAGACCATTGGGGTGAAGACATAGAAAAGCACCCAAGATCAATAACAATTCACTCTACATTCAAAGACAACCCATTTTGCCCAATTGAAGCAAAGAAAAAAATATTATCATATCAGCCTATAAAAATGTGTTCTGTTGTTATTGAAAACAAAATTAAAGAACACGATGCAAATGGATACGATATTGAAAATAACTCTTTAAACTTAACTAAAAGAGAATTAAACGAACTCCAAAGATGCATCCACAACGAAGAACGCAACACAGCAAACGAGTTCAACTGGCAAGTGTACGGATTAGGAACTAAAGCAGAACGCCCTCATAGAGTTTTCCACTGGGAAGAAATACCAAACAGCAAGTACAACGAAATCAAGGCTAAAACATATAACGGTGTCGATTGGGGCAAGGTTGATCCATTCGGAATACTTGAGGCTAAATACTATGATGGTGCTTTATACCTACACGAAATAAACTACGAAAGCGAGGACAAGCTAAAATCAAAGCTAACTTTAGCCGAACGAAACCAAATAGCCGAACTTCCTGAGGGTTTTGTAATGTGGTTTTTCAATAGGCTAGGAATAAATAAAAATGACCACATAGCTTGCGACACCAACAGACCCGAAAAGATACGTGCCTTGCGTGATGCAGGTTTTGATTATGCTTTCGGAGCTTACAAAGGTGCTGGCTCAATCGTTGACGGTGTTGATGGTTTAAGCTCAATAAAAGTATATTACACATCATCAAGCATCAACTTGAAATACGAGCAGGAAAACTACTCAAGAAAAGTAGATAGATACGGAAAAGTTATTGATGGGGAGTTTGAAGATTTAAATAACCACTTAATTGACCCCGCTAGATACATCTACCAATTTTTAAGACGTGAGGGAATAGTAAGAAACGTATAGTAAAGTTAACTTTAACAATTCTATTTGATTAGTTAACTAAATAAAGTTTATATTTGTAGTTCAAATTACAATAACGTAAACTTTAAAATTATGGAAATTACAAAAGAACAATTAGTAAAAGCGTTTCAAATATGGAACGAAACGTATTTAAAAGATGAAGAAAAATTTACAGAAGTAAATAATACTACAGAATACGCAGAAGAACAAGCTGAACATTTAATTTCATTAATTGAAAAACAAAATTAAATTATGAATGCAAAACCAATTTTTATAGTAAGAACACAGTTAGAATGTAGCTTAGAAGAAATTAACGATGTTAGAGAAAAACTAACCAAATCTTTTACAGATTACCACGTTCTTGTTATTAGGGGCTTAAAAAATATTACTGAATTTGAGTGTTATAATTCAAGTGATGCTGATGAAAAATCTTTAGAAGAATTAAAAAACATCGTTAACAATGTCAAGACCACTAAAATACGGAGAGCCGACTAAAACAATCGGGTTTAAAGTTCCTTTGTCGAAAGAGAAAGAATTGAAAGAAGCTACAAGTAAATTTATTGATGTTTATTTAAACGCTTATAAATCTATTATAGAAAACAGAAAGGTTGATTGCGGATGCATAATCGAAAACGGACTTTTAAAACGTGATAAAAACTCAAAATGCAAACTAACTAAATCAGAACATTAGATTATGGAAACAGTCTTAGAAGAATTAATTAAAAAATGGGAATCGGAATTAGGTAGTTATATTCCAAATATTCCTATTTATAAAATGTTTATTGACGAAGCAAAAAGCTATGTTAATAAAGACAAAGAAGATAAAGTAAATTTTGCAAAAAAACACGTTACTGAGGCTTTAAATCAGGCAAAAGATAAAGCTATATGTGGAATAGAATTTGTAGATGATGAATCGATACTAACGGCTTATCCATTAGAAAATATTAAACTATGAAAAAACTACTATTGCTATCAGCATTCATTTCAATACTTGGATGCTCAACAGATGAAACCGAATGCAACTGTAAAAAAGCTGAATACGTTGCATGGGAATCAGAGGGAACTTACTACGTTAGAAACGTTCCCATGAATTGCGAAACAGGCAGACCGATTAAAGACGGTTATATCAATGGAGGTACTTTTGTTGAATGTTTAGATTGATGTTATGAAGTACAAAAATACATTCTTGAAAATTTACGCTTTATGTTCTATTGTTATTTGTGTTTATGCAGGATTTAAGATAACAGAGCCTATACAAATAATATACTTGATAGTATTATCTATTAATTTACTTTTATTTTATCTAATAATAAAAGAAGAATACAGGTATTAAGAAAAAAAAAGCCACTCAATAACGAGTGGCTTTTAATTTTAAATCAATTGGTTTCAATACGACCTGACTAATCCCTTACTTGCAATCTTCGTGCTTTGCGTTCCGGTTGGAGTTACAACCACCCTGTAATACTGATAAGGAGAATTAAGAATAACAAACGAACACGTTTGCTGTGCAACATCGGTTAACGTAAATGCTGTCTGTCCTGCAATATCGGTATAAAGAACACCGTCAACAGATCCCTGGGGTTTTACAGTTCCTGCAACGGTTCCGGAAATCTTATCCAAAGTGGATTGAACCGTAAAGTGAACATTTGAACCGTTAACGATAGCATACTGATATTTTACCGTGGTGTTGGTAATTGTATCGGTTGCCGGATGCGTTGGAGTGGAAAGAAGATTTCCAACAGCCTTAAACGTTAATTTTGGGCCCGTAACTTGAGCCGAAAGCGAAACTGTCAGCATCAAAGCCAACATCAAAAAGATTTTTTTCATTGTGTAAAAATTTAAATTATTAATAATTGCATCAAATTTATAAATAAAAACGCTTACTTAAATAAATAATTACTATTTTTGCTTAATCATTGTTGTGAAACAAAGAAAATTAGATGAAAAAAGTAAAGGAAAATGTTAACTCAATCCCTTTCGGCTTAATTGCTGACAGGGATTTTTTACGTTTATACTTATGAGTTTTTTCTTAAGATTTGGTTTCGGAGGCAACCAACGAGAGCCTATAAATATTGAGAAAGATAATTTCGGAAACATCTTTTACACGATGTTTAGCTCAAGTACAGCGGTCGGAAAAGTAATTCCTGATACTGACAAACTAAAGATTATCACCAATAATCCAGCATTGTTGAAAGTAATATCATTGGATTGTGATATTTTCTCATTAGGAAAGATTAATAAATATGCTGATGGAAAAGTAAAGGAATATGATTTTCTGTATTCGCTTTCTAAAAAACCAAATATGGTTCAAAGTTGGACACAGTTTAATTGGGATTATAAGTTTTGGCTGGATATTTTCGGAGTATCTTATTTATACAACCCAAACGATTCAAATAATATAAGCGATAATAACTCTTTGCAATGGTTAAATCCATGTAATATAGTTTGGGAAGCGACAACGTTAAATAAGTTAAAAGCGTTTTTCTTTTCTAATTCAAGTTATAAGGAAGTTCTTAAAAATACTGTTACATATCGTTTCGATAACGGAGAAAGCAAACAGATTCAATTATCTGAAATTGTACCTTTCTATGACTTAACCAACGCTGGAAATCAAAACCCAATAAGCGGTTATAGCCGAATTGATGCACTTTATAAAGTGATTCAGAACAGTGAATTGGCTTTAGATGCAAAAGCAATAAACCTGGAGTTTGCTCAAAAGTATATGGTTGCAGGGAAAGCAGATCCTGACAATGTCACCCAATTGCCAATGTCGAATGCAGAACAAACTGACATTGAAACAAAGGTAAGGTCTAACAAAAAGGTTCACGCTGTAAAGTCAATGATTGATATAAAGCGATTTGTTGAGGACATAGGTAAACTTAAACTTGATGAAAGCTTTTACAATGATTACTTTATGTTTGGTACGATGTTTAATATCCCTCGTGATATTTTAGAAGCTAATTTAAGAGGGTCAACATACGAAAACCAAGAAAAGGCAATGGCTCGTTTAGTAGAATACTGTATGAGTCCTAAAGGTCAGATGTTAACAGATTGGTTTGAAAGCCAATTCAATTTGCAGGATATTAGAATGAGCTGGGGTCACTTGATGTTTAATCAGGTATTCGAAAAGGAAAGAGCCGAAAGGGTAGGTTTGCAATTGGATAACATCCAAAAAGCAAAAGACCTCGGAGGAATAAATGAAACGGAAGCTGTTAATATGGTTAAATCAATTCTAAACACATAGATATGGATATTAAAGACCTAAATAAAAAAATAGAAGATAAGTCAACTTCTCCAGAACTTAAAAGAGAATTGGAGAAGAAAAAAGAAATCTTGATTAACGATAAAAAAGTTAATAAATGAAAATACCACAATTTGCAGACAAATCGGAGCTTTTTGATTTCTTAATTAAGAATGAAAGGGAACTTATTGCTGAAAAGAAATATAGCGTTAAAGAGGCAGATGCGTTCAGTTACACAAAAGAGTTTTCTGTTGAAGATGAAAACGCATACAAGGCTATCAACAACAAGCCTGTAAACGAAGATGTAAGCCTTTTGAAAACAAAGTTGGTTATCAATACAACCAATTGGTTAGACAGTCATGGTGATGTGCATATACCCGGGTTATGGGGCAAAACTTTAACTGAAACAAAAACTGTTTATTTGCTTCAAGAGCACCAAATGAAGTTTGACAAGATTATCACTAGTGAGGTTGATGCATTTGTTCAAAACTTCACTTGGAAGCAATTAGGGTTATCAATGAACGGTAAAACGGAAGCTTTGGTATTTGATGCAAACATAGGTAAGAATCGTAATGAATTTATGTTTAAGCAGTACCGTGATGGATATGTTTTAAATCATTCTGTTGGTATGAGATACGTTAAGATGTATCTATGTATAAATGATAGCGGTTCGGGTCAATATTACGAGAACTGGCAGAAATATTACAAGGAAATAGCTAACAATGAAAAAGCTGATGAAATGGGTTATTTCTGGGCGGTTACAGAAGCAAAATTAGTAGAAGGTAGTGCGGTGGTTATGGGTAGTAATACTATAACACCAACACTAGAAAATAATATGAAAGCCGATGATTCACTTTCAGAAACAAAAGAAGAGCCGGCGGTTGAAGTCACTCAAGAGAAAAAAAGACGAATTATTTAATTTTAAATCTAAAAGAAATGGATTTTAAGTACAAAAGTCAGGCTGAAATCGAAAAGATGACAACCGAAGAAGCGGAAGCTTATGCCGTTGCAAAAAGAGCCTTTGAGGATAATGCAACCAAAGAAGAAATTAACAAGGCAGTAAGTGCTTTAAAAACAGAGCAGGAAGAGGCTCAAAAGAAAATTACAGATCAATTGAAAGAACTTCAGGACAACTACAACAAACTACTTGAGAAAGCAGATGGTAAATCCGAGGCTGAAAAAGGTACTTTTGTTGCTTTCGTTGAGAAAAACATCGAGAACTTTAAAGAAACCGATAAGCAATATGGAGCTTCAACAGTTATTAAAGTTGCGGCACTTATGACAACAGCAAACGTTAGCCCTAATGTTGCAGGTGGATTCTCTCCTTTGTTCGGTAATTACATCGATACAGAAATTGGACACGTTCCAAAACCTGAAAATATCATCTTACCGTTGGTAACTGTTAAGACACAGCCTGGCACAGAGGTTATTTGGACTTCAGACCGAGTTAACGAGGATGGCGATGCCGCATTTATTGCAGAGGGTGCATTGAAGCCTTTGGCTGATGCGGATTGGACTAGTGAGCGTCACGAAATCAAAGAGGTGGCAGTACGTTGGAAGTTTACAAAACGTTTAATGATGCACGCTCCGGCAGTTGTTCAGGATTTCCAAGAACACGCAATGGAATTGGTAGAGCAAAAAATTGATGATCAACTTTTAGAGGGTGATGGATTGACGGTTAACCTTGCTGGTTTAGAAACATTGGCAAGTGCTTTTATTGTACCAACTGGATTGGCTGGCTACTACCAAGCTCCAAACATCTATGACGTTATCATGGCTATGGCTACACGTATAAAATTGAGTAATTTCAAAGGACGTGTTACGGCTATTTTAAACACGGTTTGGGAAGCAAAAATGGCAGGTATTAAAGATAATGAAAACAGATACATTATCGCTCCATTTGTTTCTCCTGATGGCACACGAGTAGGAACGGTTGACGTTAAATTTTCAAACAAAATCGGAGAGGATACAATTCTAATCGGTGATTTGAAAAAATTTAATGTTGTGTTTGCAGAAAACATCATGTATGATGAAGGTTATGAAAACGATGATTTTTCTAAAAACTTGGTTTCTCGTAAACTTGAAGCGTTCTTGGGAACTTATATTAAAGCTTCAGATGCAGGATCAATCCTTTTAGGGGACATTTCAGATGTTCAGGATGATTTAGTAGTTGTAACACCTTAATTATAAATAAAGATGGCAAAAGAGAACACAATTAAAACAGATGAAGATCAAAATCCTGATGGAACTAATTTTGATGCTAAAGCAATGTTGGTTGAAAACGGTAAAAACAAAACTGTTATCAAATACAGGGACAGGGTAGAAGTAGAACTTATCAAAGATACTTTGTATCAGAAAAAAGGTAAAGTTTACAGTCCTCACAGAGTAAAGGCAGAGGCTTTGGTAGCTCAATTAATTGCTAAATACACTAAATAAAACAAAATGTACATAATAAACGACACATATTTTCAAGGAGAAATTGAGATTCCAAACATAGCTGAAGCGGACAGCAAAGCCTTAACGGAATTGCAAAGGCTTATTGATGAGAAGTGTCGTTTGTTTATGTATGATGTTTTAGGTGATGTTCTTGTTTCTGAATTGGATGATTTGTTAGAAGATGGTATTCTACCTATAACACCAGAAAGCAAGTGGACTAAGCTTATTTATGGAGATAGCTACGAATTGGACGGAAAACAAGTAAAATGGGAAGGTATTTGCGTTGAACTGGGTACTTCAAAAAGTACATTGTTAGCCGATTACGTTTACACTTTTTATCTAACCGAAAGCAACACTTTTTTAAGTGGTGTGGGCGAAATGAAAGGCGAGGCACGTGGCGCAATGATGGTCAATTCAACACAGCGTTATGTAACCATATGGAATCGGTTCGTAAAGAAATATCAATCTGATTTGTGCGGTAATATATTCGACTTCCGAAACTACTTTTTTAATTATCAGTTTTTCTATCCTAGATACGAAAGACCGATCAACAAGAGCGTTTCTTTGGTTCAGTACTTGACCGATCACCCAGAGGATTTCCCAAACCTATCCTTGCCTTATTTTGAAATTAAAAATCAATTGGGGTTATGATAGTTGTTGAGGAATTATGCGGAGAGATATTCCAGCAATTGCCAAAGTACACGGATAGCAATAATAAGGAGTTTGCAATAAAATATGAATGGGGTTCAGAAAAGGACCTTATCTTATTCTTAAAGCAGATTTCGGGCAATAAATATCCTTTGGTTTGGTTGGTTCAGGGTAGGCAGACGGACAACATCTTTAATAATTCATCAGAAAGGCGTTTGAGGTTGATATTAGCAAAGAATTCAGAACAGAAAACAAACCGTAACCCGACTGTTTTTAAATCTGATTTCAAGGACTGTTTAAACCCATTGTTGCAGAATGTTCTTACATGCTTTGAGAAAAGCGGTGTTACATCGATAATCAATAATGGAGAAATGGAAGTAGACCGAAGGGCAAACTATACCGAGGAAACGAAAGAAGATAAAACTTTTGCTATTGATTACTGGAATGCCATAGTTTTGGATATTACGGTAAGATTTGAAGAAAAGGCAAACGGACAACCAAAGTGCATCAGACAAATAAAGTTTTAAGATGGCAAAGAGAAAAGTAATTAAAAAAGAATCAAATCTAAAAGCCTATACGGTTTTGGATAAGTTCACAAAAGAAAGGGTTTATTATCCAGGAGAAATCGTTACGCTTAATCCTGATAGCAACCAAACAAAATATTTATTAATTAATAAAATCATAAAATAATGGCTTTATCAGATTTATTAGCACAGCTAAACGTAGTTTCGTGCGATGCTCAAGGAGTATTAGGAACTGGACTAGCTCCATGCCCTTTTGACTGGGATAGAATCGAGACAGCGGAATTTTCAAGTAAAAATTTCCGTTATGAAGATGCTCAAGATTTGGAGTATGTCCAAGAGCAACAACAATTAGGCAATTTGATTATCGTAAGAGGTTACGAATCATTCACCCAAAACACACCCGATCCAAACATTAACACTGTTGAGGGTTCAGGTTTCAAACAGGTAATGGGCGAAATGCCGACGGAATTTTCAGCAATCCTAAACAATGGGGTTTTGAACTGGAAAGCCTTGAGAAGCCTTAACGGTAAAGATAAATGGAACGTTGCTTTGTACGATGTTAACGGTAACAAAATATTCACCCAGACTAAATCAGGTGCAATAAAAGGTTTTAGCCTTAAAATGCTATTTACTGGAACTTACAAGGGTAAAGAAGGAAACAACCCAAGCAACTACACTCAAATGTTGCAATTTGCAGATTATACCGAAATGGATAGAATGCAATGGATTGTTTCAGATAACCTTGATTTCGACCCTACCGATTTGGATGGAGTGAATGATGTTGAGATTACTATTGACCCTGTGGGAGCAGGTGATTTGGTACTTACTTTCGCGCCTTATCTTTTAGACAAAACCCATTTGTTGATGGGATTGACGTTGCCTAATGTATTTGTAACTAAAAACGGTTTGCAAATCATACCGACTGCAATCGCCTATAACCTTAACATAAATAAGGTTTCAGTGACCATATCGGCGGCGGTTGAAGATGATGTGTTTACTGTCGACTTGAGAGATTCCGCATTGTCGGGATCAGTGGCAATCAATATCGCTGGAGCTTTGTATAAATCAGATACGGCTACGGTTATTGCAACTGCATAAGAATATTATTCTTTAAAAACCTTAAAGGAATGGGAGCAATTCCATTCCTTTTTTTATTAACTTTGGTTTATGGTAAGCATTGATACATACTTGGATAAACTGGACTTTATAATAGCCAATCTTGAAAAAGAAACCGATGCTATTATTCTGAAGAATAAGGAAAAGATTCTTGATTTGAATAGGGAAAATCAATTGTTTGACAAGGGTATTGACAGCTTTGGAAAAATGATTACGCCTGCTTATTCGCCTTTTACGGTTTCGTCAAAGAGAATATTTAATTTGCCTTACAACAGGGTTACTTTGTTTCAAACAGGAGCTTTTTACAATGCGTTCGACATAATGAACAGAAAAGGTCAGATAACCATATTTTCAAGGGATTCAAAAACAACAGACTTACAAGACAAGTACGGAAGTGAAATATTTGGTTTGACCAATGAAAACGAAAAAATATTGAATTATCAGATTATAAAACCTGAATTATTGAACTTTATAAACAAACACATATAAATGGGAGTTCCAATTAAAAAAAATACAGAATCTGGATTTAAACATTATGAAAGCATCGAAGACTTGATACTTTATAATTTTGACCGTTATATGGCTACAAAGGACAATAATTGGTTTATAATAGGATATACAGGTCGTGAAAAGAAAATAGAATCGGATATTTTGAATAAAATTGAAGAAACTATGTTGGATGAATACTTTACAGCTATCGATGATAAAGGATTTAGGAACAGGTTACAGACTTGGGCGAAGATTGACAACCTTATAACAAAATACACGATTGTAAGTGAATTGGTAAGGGTTGTTTCAATAGGCTTTGATTTGTCAAAAGAAGGTCAGGAAATGCGTTACAGTTATATTCAAATGCTTAAAAATTGGGGATTTAAAATGCCTGTATTGAATAGTTTTATAGGTGATATACAGGAATGTGAAACAATAATAACGCAACTACAAGGCATTAAAAACCAGATAGCATTATTGCAAGCTGGATTGAAAGATGATGCAAAGCAGGATAAAATATCGCTTCAAAGGCAATTACAAATAGCTACTATCGCATTGAGTTACCCGTATAGATTGAACCCAAAAGAAATAACAGTTTCAGAATGGGTTGAGATTGGAAGATTAATGCAGGAAAAAGCAAAACAAAATTAAAATATGGCAAATCCAGTAGATATAACGGTAACACAAGAAGCATTAGGGCAAATGAAAGCCTTAAGGGCTGAAACAGTAAAGGCTCAAGAGGCTGTTTTAAAATTGTCAGAAGATGCCTTGAAAGCCAGTAAAAATATAAGCACTATTTCAACACCTTCAGGATTAAGTGCTAATTCGGCAAACAACGCAAATACGGTAGCTTCAATAAGACAGCAGGCAGATGCTGTAAAAACATTAACTGTTGCCAAAGAAAAACTAAACCAAAGAACAGCTGAAGAGGTTGTAAATCAAGGCATCTTAAACAGGAATGCGAAACAACACGTAATAGCAAATTCACAATTAGCAGGTGCATACGCTAATCTTTCCGCACAGCAAGCAAAAGCATCAAGATCGCTTCAAGACCTAATTGTAAGGGGCAGGCTATCAACCCAAACACAAAAACAACATAATGCAGAGTTAAAAGTTGCCCAAAGAGATTTTGACAAGTTAAATCAAAAGGTTTTGCTTGCAGATAAGGCGGTAGGTCGTTTTAATAGAAATGTTGGAAATTATCCAAAAGTAGCAAGGGGGTTTTCTGAATTGCTTGGAGCATTTGGGATAGTTGGTGGTATTGGAATAATAGCTTCGATAACCAAAGATATTTTCAACCAGACCCGACAAATACAATCTTTGGACTTAGCTTTAAAACAAGTTATTGGCACACAGGAAGATTTTACAAGAGCGCAGGCATTTCTTGCAAGGGTATCAGAACAATATGGGGTAGGAATAAACGAACTAACAAAATCTTTCACGCAATTCTATGTTTCCGCAAAAGACAAGCTTTCGGGGTCAGAAATAGAAGGAATATTTGAAAGCATATCAAAAGCAGCGGGAGCAATGGGATTGTCCGTTGAACAACAGGAAGGGGCTTTCTTGGCGTTAACGCAAATGCTTTCAAAAGGAACAATACAAGCGGAAGAATTGAGGGGTCAATTGTCGGAAAGATTGCCTGGTGCTTTTGGAATATTGGCTAAATCAATGGGAGTTACAGAACAGGAGCTGAACAAACTTTTAAAAGATGGAAAGGTTTTGGCGGCAGAAGTTCTTCCTGCATTCGCAAAAGAATTAGAAAAAGCATACGGCATTGAGAATTTAAAAAGGGTTGAAAGCTTAAACGCATCCACAACAAGACTTTCCAATACTTGGACAGGATTTATAAGAACGTTAAGCGAGGGGGAAAATCCACTTTCATCTTTTCTACAAATTGGTATAGATAATTTGACAACCATTTTAAAGCTTTCTGGACTATTTGTTGAATCAAATCAAAAAGTAAGGAAAACATATCTTGAAACCCAAAAGCAGATTGGGGAAAACAACGCTAAAAATATGCTGGAAAACTTTAAAACGGCAGATGAAAAGCAAGCTTATGCCGATGAAGCTTTAATAAAAACACGTGCAGAAATAGTAAAAAACAGGGCTGAATTTGAAAGATTAACAATTGAAACAAGGAATTTAGGCAGGTTAGCCGATCCTATAACGGCTACTCAAGAGCAAGAAGAAAACAACAAATTAATATTATCAAATCAAAAGAAAATAAAGCAACTAAATGAATTGATTTATAGACAAGAGGGATATGTTGTTGGTTTGAAAAAGCTAAATGAAGAGCAGAAAAAAGGATTTATATCAGAAGAAGAAACAGAAAAAGAACGCAAGGAAAGAGAAAAAAGGGAAGAGGAAAGGCAAAAACAAATCTTTACAAACGCAAAAAAAGAATTAGAACTTCAGCTACAGACAATTGATAGAACACTAGAAAATGATGATGTATTTTATCAAGAACGTTTATGGGCATTAGAACTACATAGGTTAAAAAGAATAGAAATATTAAATCTTCAATACAAAGAAGATTTACGTTTGGCTAAAGGAAACCAACTTAAACAAAAAGAAGCCTTAATTGATTTCCATTCGGCAACTTTAAGGGAGTTTGACGATTATAATAAAAAGAGACAGCAACTGGAGGATTTAGCATTAAATCCAAAAAGAATTGTAAAAACAGAAGACCTAACAAAAAACTATAAAGAACTATTGGCTTCTGGATTAGATTTACAACAAAGTGCAGAAAAAGGAATAGCTTTAGCGGAGAGGGAAAATCAGGCTTACCTAGACCAAATAGAAAGAATCAAAGCCTTAAAAAAGGCAACAGAGGAATACATAGCTACATTTTCAAACAGCTTTTTAGCAGATGCAGGACTTGGAAGCCTGCAAGGTTTCTTTGATGGAACTTTTAACAGATTGATAGCGGGGGCAGATACTTTACAAGAGAAATTCCAAGTTACTTTTTTGGCTATTTCAGAAGTGGCACAGGAGGCGTTTAATTTTATCAATCAAGCATCACAACAAAATTTCGATGCGGAGTACAGGAGATTAGAATTGCAGAAAGAAACCGCCATTGCTTTTGCAGGGGAAAGCACAACCGCCCAACAGAAAATAAATGACGAATATGAAAGAAGGAAAAGAGAAATCAGGAGGCGTGAGGCTGAATCAGAAAAAAGGCTTGCTGTTTTCAATATTCTAATAGATACCGCACAGGCTGTTGTTTCTGCTTTACCAAACATTCCTTTGTCTATTGTTGTAGGTGCTATTGGTTTGGCGCAGGCTGGAATAGTTAACAGCCAAGAAATACCACAATTCTTTGAAGGAGGAACGCATAAAGGCGGTATTATGATGGTAAATGATGCCAAAGGAAACAGCTACAAAGAAACGGTTGTAACGCCTGATGGAAAGGTTATAAAACCACAAGGCAGAAACGTTTTAATGAATGCTCCTTCAGGAACTGAAATTTTCACACCTGAACAGTGGAAGGCAAAAGAAATGGCTTTAGGAAATATGTTGGCAGAAAAAGGTATTTCATTTAATCCAAGTGTAATGCGTAATTTTGCATTCGGAGGGAATACAGGATTGAGTAAAAGTGATTTTGATAATGGAATAACAAAATTATCTAAAAACATTAAAAATAATATTCGTGCCTCAATTTCAGTAGATAAAAAAGGAATAAGAATCTACGAAGGAAACGAAAAAAGCAGAAGCGAAAGACTAAA